AACGTAGACACAACAGTCCTGATCAATAAGCTGCCGCCTGTGAAATGGAAATGTCCTCATTGCAACAAGATAAACAAAACAGGTCCTATGGCAGAAGAACTCATAGAAGAATATATGTTTTATCTGGAGCATTGCTCCCGATGCGGATATGTTCATAAATGGGAACTTAAACTTACGGACGATTTTAAGAAGAAAGTATTGGATATGTTCGAAATAGGAGAGAATAAATGAACGAAAATGAAATCCGGGAGATGAGAGACAAGATCACAAAAATGAAACAGCAAATCAATGACCTTATTGGAGAAGTAAAAATAGAGGTCTGCGATAAGATCTGTAGGTATACAAACGATCCCACAAAGAGTCTTCTTCAGGAAGAACTCGATGTATACTGCGAATCCTGTCCTTTGAACAAACTTTGATTCACAGGCGGTTCATTGCACACATCATGAACCATGCCAAATTACGCACAGAATAGGTCAGATTCAACGTTCTGACATTATGGCGCATAAATGGTGCAGTAAACCAAACCGAACCAAAACCGACAGGAAATGATGCGAAATAGGGGCATACAATCCACGCATCAAAACACATCGGCAGCGGTATTAACCAAGCGTATTGTCCTCCATATTTGGTGATTCTTTTCAGAGGTGGATCATCTGATTCCGAGTTGGATCAGGTGATCCATTTTTGGTGCAATAAACCAAATGATTGAAATGCAGTAAATAAGCCACTTTCAGATGATTGGCTCCTATGCATATACTCATCTTTTGGTGCAGATTTTGAAAAAATCTTCAGAGGTAGGTTAGAAATCCATATCCTTCGTGTGGTACTTTTGAGTAGAAAGGATTCGCCGACCTAATCGGCAGAAATGATATGAAGATTGACTACGCTCAAATTGAAAAAGAATACATGACAAGCAATGCCTCGGTCAGAGAGTTGTCAAAAAAGTTTGGTATTCCGGCAACAACACTCCAGAGATATGCCAAAAAGAACGGATGGTCATCAAAAAGAGAAGAGCGCATAGCCAAGAGAGCAGAGAGACTGATCACAAAGGCAGAAGGAGAACAGGACGATTCATGGGAACGATTAAGAAATACCATGCGGCTGGTATTGGAAGACGAGTGGAACAAATGCCAAGAAGACGCAGAATATCGGCTTGCGGTATTGCCTTCTCTCACAAGATCGACCAAATATGCGAGAGAAATCGGAGTATTCGGTCCGACAGCTTCAGAGAGGAAGACGATCAAGGAAGTGGAGAGGATGGAGAATGAAGCTAACTCCACAGGAACAGAAGGCATAAACATCAAGATCGAAGGGGGCGAAGGGTTTGACGAATGACAGAAATTAACTTGGGCAGACCTAATCCAAAACAAGTATTGTTTCTGAAGGATAAACACAAGCACGTTGGGTTCGGTGGAGCAAGAGGCGGTGGGAAGTCTTGGGCGGTAAGAGCGAAGGCGATTCTTCTTGCCTTCAATTATCCGGGCATAAAGATTCTGATCGTAAGACGGACGTATAAAGAAGTTATTCAAAACCATATCGAGCCTTTAATGGCGGTGCTTAACAAAACGTGTAAGTACAATAAGTCGGAAAACGTCATAAGGTTTCCAAACGGATCAAAAATCATGTGTGGATACTGCAATAATGATCAGGATGTTTGGCAATACCAAGGAAATGAATATGATGTCATATTCTTGGACGAGGCAACACAGCTTAAGGAAGAATGGATCAAGAAGATCGCAGCTTCATGCCGTGGAGCAAACGATTTTCCTAAAAGGATATATTACACTTGCAATCCGGGTGGACAGGGACACGGATATATAAAGAGGATCTTCATTGACCGAAAGTTTGAAACCAATGAGAATCCCGATGATTATGTTTTTATCCAGAGTCTTGTGACGGATAACAAGGTCTTGATGGAGAAAGATCCTGACTATGTCAAATTCCTTGAGAGTCTCCCCAGAGTCTTAAGAGAGGCATGGCTTAACGGAAGATGGGATGTATTTGAAGGTGCTTTCTTTGAGGAATTCAGAGTCACTCCCGATCCACAGCTTTGTGCCGATAACAACCTGACCATAGAGGAAGCACTAAAGGAAGGCGCATATACTCATGTCATAAAGCCATTCGACATACCGAGGAATTGGAAGGTCTACCACTCATACGATTGGGGATATGGAAAGCCATTCTCCTGTGATTGGTGGGCGCAAGACTTTGATGATAATCTTTATCTTATCCTTCAGCTATACGGATGCACAGGAGTGCCGAACGAAGGACTCAAATGGTCCAATGAAGAACAATTCAAAGAGATCCATAATATTGAATCCTCGCACAAATGGCTCATGGGAAGGAAGATATACGGTCCGGCAGATCCGTCCATATGGGATGGCTCCAGAGGAATATCTGCTGCTGAAACGGCTGATAAGAACGGAGTCTACTTTGAACCGGGAGTGAATGACCGAATTCCCGGATGGATGCAAGTGAGAGAACGGATGAAGTTTGATGAGTATGGGCATCCAAAGATTTACTTCTTTGACACTTGCAAGGATGCCATAAGAACGATACCACTCATGATGTTCGATGAACACAAAATAGAGGATATGGATTCAGATCTTGAGGACCATTTCTGCGACAGCATGAGATATATGTGTATGTATCGACCTATTCCACCGAGAGACATTAAAAGCAATACGAAACCTTATTATGATCCTCTCAATCAGTTTAAATAAAAAGGAGAAAGCACATGGAAGGAATAATCAGAGAAGGAATGGTGAGTCAGGCATCTCATCCTTTGGCTGCGGAAGCACTCGCCAAAGGGGAGATGGGAATGAGTCCTATTCCCGAAGTAAAAGGACAGAAGATCGGCTCCGAAGAAATAGCAAAAGCTACGGAGACACTTCGCAAGTACAAGGAAGGCAAGGCAATGCTTGAAAAGAAGATCATTGCCAATGAACAGTTTTGGAAGCTTCGTCAGTGGGGGCAGCTTGGTCCCAACAAGGATCTTGAACAGGTAAAATCCACACTTTGGTTATGGATGTGCATTCAGGGCAGATACTCGGATGTCATGGATTCCTTCCCCACTTGCAATGTAAAGCCTCGTCAGAAGGATGACACAGGACAGGCAAAGATGCTCTCATCCATCATTCCTGTGGTGTTAGAGCAGAACAAGTATGAGGATACATATTCGGACATAGCATGGTATACGATCAAACAGGGCGGCTCCATTCAGGGTATCTTCTGGGACAAGACGAAGCACAACGGACTCGGAGATATTTCGGTTAAAGAGATAGATGCTCTTTCAATGTTCTGGGAACCGGGAATTACGGATATCCAGAAGTCACAGAACGTGTTCACAACGGAACTTGTCGATAATGACATATTGATGCAGATGTATCCGCAGACCGAAGGACACTTGGACAGTCAGAAGATCACCGTTGCCAAGTATATATATGACGATAAGATCGACACTTCCAACAAATCCGTGGTGGTCGATTGGTATTACCACACATATTACAACGGCAAAAAGACCTTGCAGTATTGTAAATATGTGAATGACGTTGTTCTCTATGCAACAGAGAACGAAACCGAGATTCCGATGCAGCAGACAGTAGATCCCATAACAGGAGTTGTAACACAGGTTCCTGTTGGAGAGTCCATAGCCGAGAGAGGACTCTACGATCATGGAAACTATCCGTTTGTTGTTATGAGCCTGTATCCTATCAAGGGAAGCCTTATAGGATACGGCTTAACGGATATAGGAAGAGGCACACAGCTTGACATTGATGATCTCAATGACTCCATCATGGGTAATGCCAAGGAAGGGGCATCCGCAAGGTATTTTGAAAGAGAGAATGCCGGAATCAACGAAGAGGAATTCCTTGATCCCAAGAAAAAGATCGTTCATGTTCAGGGCGGTCTTGATGAACAGAACATAAGAGCAATCGATACCAAGCCTCTTGATTCCGTATATGTAAACTTCATGACCATGAAGACGGATGAACTCAAACAGGCTACATCAAATCAGGACGTTCATAACGGCACAACATCATCCGGGGTAACGGCAGCTTCAGCCATAGCTGCTCTTCAGGAAGCAGCCGGAAAGAACGCAAGGTCAACGAACAGAGAATTCTATAGAGCATACAAGGATGTGGTTTATCAGATAATCGAGTTGATCAGACAGTTTTACACACAGCCGAGAGTATTTCGCATTGCTCCCGATGCAAGCGGAAGCGAAGAATTTGTAACCTTTGATAATTCCGGCATAAAAGCACAGCCTCAAATGGTTGGCGGCATGGATCTCGGACTTCGGCTCCCGGAGTTTGACGTAGATGTAACGGCAGAGAAGGCAAGTCCTTACAAGAAGATGGAGATGAATGAACTCGCTCTCAACTTCTATGCACAGGGATTTTTCAATCCGCAGATGGCAGATCAGGCACTTGCTTGTCTTGAGATCATGGACTTCGACCATAAGGATCTCGTCATATCAAAGATTCAGGAGAATCAGACCTTGCAGATGAAGCTGTTGCAGTTTGAACAGTTGGCATTGCAGTTGGCACAGCAGACAGATCCGAGACTCGCAGACCAGATAGGGCAGATGATCCTCACAGAAGGTGGTCAGCCTGTTCCGTCCGGGGGAGAACTTGATACGGACATAAGTGCAAATCCGAGTGGTGAAAAGAGAGTCGAGGCGGCAAGAGAACAGGCTGTGAACAGCACAAAGATATGATAAGCGTAGAGATCACTAAAAAAAGCATAGTGTCAAACGGACACGCATCAGAACTGATATGCAATTCCGTATCGGTTCTGATGTGGGCATTGTCCATGAGCCTTTTAAACGAATCGGCAGAGGATCTTGTTGTAAAAGAGTCTGAAGGACATGAAGAAATATCCTTCAAACCGAGCAAAACAACGATCCCCATCTTCAATGGAATAGTTTCGTGTTTCAAGGCAATGGGCGAACAATTCCCCAATGAAATAAAAATCTTTATAAAAAAATGAAAATTCATTGGGGAGGTAGGTTAGAAATCACAATTACATTTGTGATAGAGTAAAGCTATAAGGATTCGCTGACCTAATCAGCAGAAAGGAAAATTATGAGATTTTTCAAACTTAACCTTCTCCGTTTTGGCGAAGGTGGTGACGGATCTGGAAGCGCAGCCGGGGAAGGAGCCACAAGCGGAGAAACTTCGGGAGCAGATATACCGTCCTCTATCCCCGAAAGAGGAAGAAAGGCTTATGCAGAAGCTTTGAAACAGACAAGCGCATCTGTGAAGGAGCAGAAGGCAGAAGCTAATACAGTTAAGGAAGAAGCCAAAAATTCCAAACTGTCATACGAAGACTTAATCAAATCAGATGAGTATCGTGATGCCCATCATGAATACATGGAGAAGACCATCTCCGACAGGCTTAAAAAGTACAAGGGACAGGAAGAAAGCCTGAAAAGCGCAAATGCGCTCCTTGCAACAATAGCCACCAAGTATGGTCTTAATCCTGAAGACACAGATTACATGGACAAACTTTCGAAGGCTGTCGAGTCTGATGATTCATACTACGAAAAGTATGCTGAAGACAACGATATGACTCCGGCTGAAGCGAGGAAGCTCGTCACACTTGAACGCAAAGTCAAAGAGGCAGAGGCGGCAAAGATGAGACAGCAACAGGAAGAGGTCCAGAGAGCGCAGTTTGAGACTGTACGTCAGAACGCTGCAAAGACACAGGCAAAGTATCCGGGATTCGACCTTGCAAAAGAGTTGAATAATCCGAAATTCTGCCAGATACTCTCTGCGACCAACGGAGATACAACGGCTGCATATGTTACAACACACTATGAAGAGATCATGCGTGGCACTGTAGCTAATGCGGCACAACAGGCACAGATAGCAACAGCCAATTCGATTGCATCGGGAAGTAAAAGACCGATGGAAAACGGCTTGAATGCATCTGCTCCTACAAACGTTTCCGTGAATTTCAGTAAGATGAGCCTTTCAGAACTTCGTGCATGGGCAGATACGCAAAGAAAAATGCAGAAGTAGCAAAGGCATAGTCCTTTGCGGAAAGGACTGTCATGAAAAGCTTTAAGCTTATGTTACTCCGTCACAGTACGGATGTTAATCCCATCAACGTAACCACACAGACCACTCCCCAGAGCATGGCTGTGACCATGAAGACCTTCTATGAGAAGACACTCCTTGAGAATGCGAGAGCAGCTACGATCTTTACTCCTCTCGGCAAGAAGGTTCCCATGAAGGGCAACAAGGTTGAATTCCGTAAATTCAACACATTCCCCAAGGCTCTGACTCCTCTTACAGAAGGTGTCATCCCTACAGGACAGAACTTCGGTATGACCAACCTTGAGATCAGCACCAATCAGCATGGTGACTATGTAGCCGTTTCCGACAGACTCCAGATGGAAGCATTCGATGATGTTATCTTCGGTGCTACAGAGGAAATGGGTGCAGCAGAAGGCGAGACTTACGATACGCTCACCAGAAACAAGATCTTAACAGGAACCAACGTGGTATATGCAGCTTACAACAATGTCCATGCGGCATCCAGAAGCGCACTCACATATCAGCACGTTATCACTCCGGCTCTTGTCAACAAGGTCGGCACATGGATGAAGAAGAACAAGGTTCCGAAGTTTGACGGATATTGGGTATGGGTTATCCATCCTTCACAGGAATATGATCTTACCGAGTCCTCGGAGTGGAAGGAATTCCATAAGTACGATGATGTGCAGCCTATCTTCAAGGGCGAGATCGGAACACTTCGTGGCTTCCGTTTCATCGTAGATCCTAACGTTAAGGTTTACAGATCAGAGCCTCTTGCATCCGATTCCAGAACGCTCCTTCTTAACGGTGCGGTTTCTGCCGGAGCAGCTACATCCATCACAGTAGATGGCGGTACGCTTACTACAGACTCCATCAAGGGAAGAGTGATCAGATTCGGTGACAACACTGTCACAGTAACAGGAAACAATGCAACCACCATTTCCTTCGCATCCACCGTTCTTACGGCAGTGGCTGACGATAGCCTTGTATATGGTGCTGAAGGCGGTGTTAACGATGCAGCGGTTTACGCATCGATGGCAATGGGCAAGGATTCCTTCGGTGTACTTGATCCCGAAGGCGAAGGCATGGAACTGATCATCAAGGATAAGTCCGAGATCGGTGGTCCTCTTGAGCAGTTTAGCACTATCGGTTACAAGTTTAATCATGGTGCAGGCATCCTGTATCAGGAGAGACTTGTAAGAGTCGAGACAGGATCATCTTACTCCTTCGATGATGAAGTGAACTAAATTTCAATATCCCCGGATGGATTCGCCTTCCATCCGGGGGTTATAAGGAGAATGAATATGGCAGAAAAAAAGACAAATAAGAACGCAGAAGTTGCGGAAGAGGTTGTTGAGACTAAAGTCGAAACAGAAGCTACAGAAGCTGAACCGACCAAGGCTCCTGAAGCTAAACCCACAAGACCTACAAAGCAGTACGTTGAAATCAGGATTCCGAGAGATCCTCTTGGCAAAACGGACAGCATATTTGTAGGTGTTAACTTCAAAAACTACATCCTCAAGCGTGGCACTACAGTGAGAGTGCCTATCGAGGTTGCAGAGGTATTAAAAAATTCCGAGTTAGCTGAAGATGCAGCTATTGCGTTTGCACAGGCAAAAGAAGAGGAATACTTTGAAAAAAGTAAGAATCACGCATAACAGCCAATCGGCATAACAAAAGAAAGGCTGTAAAAAGCCTTTCTTTTTCTTTAAGGAGATAACATGACCATCCGTGAAGCTATAAACAGAGCAGACAGCACAAAAGCCAATCAGTATTCAGATGAGATAAAAATGCAGTGGCTGTCTGAATTGGACAACAGAATATACAACGATCTGTTTCTGACACATGAAGACAATCCTTATGCGGACATCGAGCCGCCGGAAGAAGGAGAGGAAGACGAAAGACTTATCTTCCCTTACACGGATGACTCAAAGGAACTACTCGCAGAGAGTCCCTATGATGTCCTTTATCCGTCCTATATAAAGGCAAAGATAGACGAAACCAACGAGGAGTTTGGAAAATATGCAAATTCCTCTGCTATATACAATTCACAGTATCAGGATTATGCGAGATGGTATAACAGATCGCATATGCCCATCACAAGGTATCCGAAAGGAAAATTGATATGTACTTGCCAAGACTCTCCGATATGAGATCCAAGAAGGCGAAAAGCCTTAAGGTAGATAACTTAATACAATTCAATGGTTTGAATGAAACCAATGAATGCTCCGATACCGAAATGAAGTCCATGCACAATATGTCTCTTAAGGATTATCCCCATCTTTCCGTGAGGCAGAGAAGAG